AGAGTTACAGCTTCAGCTAAATATACATTTCCATACCTATTATAATCTCCTAGAGCTAAACTCCCATATACAGCATTCATAAGAATTTTTTGTGTGTATTGTAGGAGGAAGTATTTCTTACCCTCACTCTCATTTCCCCCAGTATAGGCATTCTTCATTTTATCTTTATACTTAACTCTCTCAGCAAACCAACCTTCTAATATTGACGTTAATACTGATTTTTTATTAGTATTAAACATAACACCATTGGCTGATATTGAGAATTTATTATCAACTATTATCTCAATTAGTTTTTTGGCTGTTACTTCTGTATGCATTCGTTGGGAGTTTTCAATAATTAATTCAGTATTAGGATCCATTTTTCTTAAGTCGTTTAGACCTGAGTGTTTATTTCTGTCATTTTCATTAACAATCCTACCTACCATAGTTTCTTTACCTAAATTTAGAGTCATTATGAGACTAGGATATAGTGAAACCAAATCTTCATCAAACATATAATTATAAATCCCAGCTTTGGGGCAGAATAAATAACCACCAGCATATCCCTTCTTGAGAGCATTAGTGTCTTTTGATGGAGGGATGATGTTTTTATCTAATAAGTAGGAGGAAATAGCTCCATCCTGTGTTTTAGTGTTAGAGTATACTTCACTGTAATTATGTTTACCCTTATGGGATAGATTTTTTGTTAAAGATAAATACTCAAAATGTTTATCTAATTCAACAAGAATCTCAACATCACGAAAGTTATATTCAATAAATAAATCAATATCACTTCGGAATAAATCATCTAAGTTACCTGAGTATTCGATTTTCTTTAAATTAGCATATTTTTCACCTATGTCATCTAATTTCCAAGATATTTCGTCTTCCCAACTATATTTTCTATGAAGTCTCATATAATCTAAAGACTCAACACCTATTATTTGGACGAAAGTATCTTGACTCCATGGAGTTTCTCTTACATACCCAATAGGAGATAAATGCTTAGCATAATCTTCACCAATTACATTACACATTCTAAAGTATAAGTAAGGAATATCAAAGAAATCACTATTATAACCACACAAAATATCAGGATCTATTTCCCTCATTTTGTCAACGAATTTAAGAAGTAATTCTCTTTCATTCCTACAAGGAATTATTTCCTGATTATTGATGTTTTTGGGTGATATTTTACCTTTCTCATCTAATATTAAAATCCCCCATTGGTTAACCTGCTTATCATACCAAGCTATAGATGTTATTTTTTTAGGGGCAGTTTTAATATAATCAGAAGTAAGGGAATCTAACATCTCACACTCAATATCAAAAAACATTTCCTTATGAGTTTCAGAGGGAGTATCATCAGTACCATACCTTTCAATAAGATAATGTTGGTAAGGAGTCATGTCGTCAAAGTGGATGCCATTATCCCCTTTTTTATATTTATAAGTTTTTTGGAGATACTCCCCATTCAAACCCCTAAAAGACGCACCTTCCTTACCACATTCCCGATACGCAGGTTTAGTCCATTCTACTTTCTCATACCCAAAATCATCCCAAAGATGAATGTGATATCTATTATAACCTAAATTTATATGATATGCCTTCTTGTACATTAACTTTATTTATCGCTTGAACCAAAACCTTTTTCACCACGTGATGTTGCTTCTACTTCTTCCTCTGAAATCCATGAAGTTGAAGAACTAACCATTTCATATACTATGAATTGAGCAACACCTTTTCCTTTTTCAATTACTTGGTCTGTGTCGGATAAGTTGAATAATTTGATTCCCAAATCACCTCTATAAGGATTATCTATAATTCCAGGGTGGGGTTCTAAACCTTTCTTAAAACCATTTCCTGATCTAGCTTCAATTCTAAACCAATAATTGGGTGTTAAATATCCCAATTTGAGACCTACAGGAACTACAGCACTTCCTTTAGCAGGGATTGTAGTTGTTTCTACTGCGAATAAATCATAACCAGCATCCCCTAATTCTGGGTGGGGATGGTTCTTTTGAGGTAATATGGCTTTGGGGTGTGTTTTTACAAATTTGATTTCTACCATAATTATTTTATAACTTTAATTATTCTACTTTTAGTTACTCCAACAACTTCAAAATTGCTTTCACCTTCAAACTCTTTGTATAGTTTGGCTTCAGCATCTGTTACGGATACTGCTTCAACTAGGTATACTTCATTAATTTTTTGGACTTTACCTTTGTCGTTTTCAAATTCAATTTTTACTTTTCCTTGATAAAACATATTATTATTTATTTTAATTTATATTTTGTAAATATACGAAAATTTTCTTGGGGAACCAAGCAATTTATACTTTTAAATTTATTGTTTTATTAAATATTGTTATAATAAATAAATCTACCATTATTATCTTTAAGTATAAGATACATTTTCTTTTTATGGATTCCTAATTACTTTTGGTAATTCTTAATTCTGTTTTTTATTACATCCCTATGAACTTTAAATTTTCTTGCGATAGAGGTTACATTTTCTCCTCCCTTATATAAGTTAATTATTTCTGGGATGTGTTTATCTATCTCTATATTTCTATTACCTTTCCAATTTGGGGGTTTTGATGCTCGAATTATAGGGGTAAGGTTGGTTTGAGGGGTGTAAAACCATCTAAAATTATAAGCGGTCTTTTGTTTTTCTCTAAGGCAATCTGAAATCCCATCATTACGTATTCCCAATTGACGAGCTGCTTCATTTATACTTTCATATTCTGATATAAAGTTCCCATCAAGATCATACTGAAATATTTGTTTTTTTGAAGTAGACGTATCACGATACATTTGGGTCATTTCTTCTGTTGTATCTCTAGGATTATCTTGTTTAGTCCTTGAGATTTTTGTTTTAGTTTGTAGTGACCTTTTCTTCCCTTTATTGAGTTTTCCAAAACTACCCCCACCACCACTAATATTTAATCCTTCTTCCACACAGTTGTAAAAATTGATCCAATATACTTCTCTTTCATTCAATTCATTCTCACTACATTCTTCTAAAACTTCAAAAGTGTGATTTATATACCCATATTTTTTAATAGAATGATATACTTTTTTTTGCCCTTTTATTTCTTTTAAATTCTTATAATGTTTAAATCTTCTCTCAAGATTTATAGACTGACCTATATACACTCTATTTGAAGGAGAGGTTATTTTATATATCCCTATACTCATAATATTTATTTTATTATAAATATGGTGAAATACTCCCCTTCATAGAGGTTTAAACCAAAATTAGTGACTATCTTTTAAATTATTAGCCATTGTAATAGAATCAAAATATTCTTTTCTAACTTCAGATTTTTCTCTAAATACCCCTGAGAGTTCATTAGTAATCATAGTTGCTCCTCGATGACCCGTGCCGCGGCACGATACACAAGAGTGGGATGCTATTATTGAAACCGCAACCCCAATATTACCTTGACATACTTTATCTATAGCTTGATGAATTGCAAGTGTTAGTTGTTCTTGAATAGCACCACGTCTACCAAAATGTTCAACTAAACGGTTAAGTTTTGATAAACCAATTACTTGACCATCTTCCCCAGGAATGTATGCTACATGAACACGTCCTAAAATAGTTTCATGATGGTGACTACACATTGACGTCAATGGGATATTACATTCTACAACCATTCCCTGGTATCCATCTGATGGGAATGAAGTGATTTGAGGAGGTCCATTGTATCTACCTGCCCATTGCTCTAGAACATACTTTTTAGCAATTCTTCTAGGTGTTTCCATTGAATTGGGATCATTCCTCCAGTCACATCTTAAGGCATCAAGAAATTCTCCAAAGGCTTTTTCAGCCTCATTTATCATAATTGATTTTTCATCATTATTAAGAGGAAAACCAACAGCAACCCCATTGGCAAATCCTTCTTGAACTACCTCTAATTCTTCATGTATTTTTCTTCTTTTATTTTCCATGTATAATTTTAATTATCTTATTAATTTAATATTTTATATTCGTATATCACACTCCTGTTTTCATATCCCATAGAATTACGTGTAATCTATCGCTAAATTTAACGTTGTGTTTGATGGCCATATCCACCGCCATACTTCTAGTTTCTTCTAGCTCTTCACGGTTTTCACCCTCAGGCATTATCACAATTTGTGACTTTTTGATTAATCCTGGCTCTAGGAATGTTTCATTTATCTCATCCCAGTCTTCATCGCATGTAACTACGAATTTAAACCAACTATTTTCAAAACTGCTTACTTCCTTAATAACTTCGGGTTTATATCTTTTTCTTAATTTATTACCTGAGTTTTGGAGTTTGGGACTATTATTCCAAATAGAAATATACTTAACTAATTTTGGGAGAGGTGGTAATACACACTCATTTTCTATTTCTACAATTGGTGTAAATTCAAATCTTTTTACAAATTCATCCAATAATATTAATAATTTGGATTGTTGTAGTAAGGGACTACCACCAGTAAGAACCATATGTTGACCATCTTTTAATTTATCAACAGTTCCACCTTCTTCTAAGATATCTAATACTTCAGTAATTGTATAGGGATTACCATATCTCCAAACTGAAACACTATCACACCAAGAACAATTTAAGGTACAATCCATTAATCTTATAAACATAGCGGGGTCTCCCATAAAATTTTCCCCTTGTATCGTATCTGAGAACATTTCACTTATGTTTAAATAAGGTTCGTTTGGGATCTCTCTTCTAAAATCAGGATTCGCGGCTATTAATGTTTTACTCATAATATTTATTTCTTTTATATTTCACATTTTCTATCATCATACTCAAATATTCCCATATCGGTGGCATATTTGGATATTTCACCTCCTCTAGTACTATAGAAATTTTCTCTTTCATTGTCTGAAATACTATCTGAGAAGCATTCTGTCCAACAATTTGGAGTTTCGTATATTTTTACACCATGTATTTTTAATCCTGTTGGGGCGTCATGGTATAAGGTATCAGCTAAGATTTCCATTGATAAAAATATTTCTTTAGCTATATTTTCTACTGAGGGATTGCAATACTCACT